GGCCAGTATTCATGCCGCGTTGTTCTTCACCATTCCAGCGAACGGGAACTGCGCGCGCTTTAGAGATAGTAATTGATTTGTTACCAATAACGTAATCGCCATTGTCGGGAGCAGTAACGCCGGGGGCAATATTGCTAGCAGTAGCGGCCGGAGTAACAAAACTACGAACGGTTTGACCTACAGCAGCACGCTCTACATTGGAATCCAGCGTAACCGATGGGATAAACCCAACAAGCTCGCGGGAAACTGTATCAAGTGCTTCATACAGATCGGGGGTGAGATTGGTTAATGTATTAGCCATTGTGAATCCTTAAAAATTAAATTTTGGGTTGATTGCTTGGCAGGGGTCACAAACCGCGCCGAAATTTCTAAGGAGCCACAAGCCCCACTATTAAATTGTTATATGGTGACGGCTCCGCCACCCTTGATAAATTTCATTTTACTCTCTGGGGTTTGCTTGTCAAAGTCTGCCCTTGACATAACTTTTGCCCCGCCATCTGCTCCATTGCCACCAGTGGCATCACCGCCGGAGGCTTGGCTACCTTTCAACAGAGAGGCAAAACGTTTATTGCTTTGAAACTCTGTCTTCAAGTCATCGATGGTTGTCACCGTCAAGTTTCCGGCTTCATCAATAACTTTCAAGCCTTCATCTGTATACTTCAGCCGCTTGGCGATATGTTCAGATAGCAACGCAACGTTGTAGCCATCTGCAAGTTCTGTGGCAATGCTCGTTGCCGATTGATCGCGCTCTTTGGTGGCAACCTTGGTATTAACGTCTGCCAATTGAGCCTCCAAACCTTTTCGAGCCTCTTCGCTGCTTTGATATAGCTGCTCAAAATTGCCATCGTCTTTGGCCTTCATATCAGCCGCAATTCTGGCCGCGTCTTCAGCTTCCTTGACCTTCTTTTTTGCCGCTTTCGTTTCATCCAACAGAGTACCCATTTTTTCTTTCATGGATTCGTTTTCTGTTGCCGATGTGGTTAGTTGCTCCTGTAAAGCAGTCAACTGGCCGGTCAATTCTTCAATCGTTTCGTTCTGATCATCGCTCATTACATTTTTCCTTTCATGGTCACAAACCAATAGCCACAGGCTATGAACTTTTATACATCAATCAGGGTATAGTTTCAATACCCGCCTTTTGAAAAGCCACCGGGTTCAAGGCTCGCAATTCGCTAAGCGTATATTCTGCGCCCAATTCATCACGAAACCGATCTATAGGTAACTTGCCAATTCTAAACAAACGCGCTTTCTCTGAGCCATCTACGAATTTAGAAAAATATTCATCTTGAAAGCCTGCGGGTTGCCGCTTTAACCAAACCCCAAAATCTGAGGTAGAAGGTCGTGAGCTTCCCTTGGTCTTTTTCTCTGCTGCAAATTCTGGCTTTACGGTTTGTACCGTTGTTGATCTGCACCCCCAATGCGCCGGAGGCAGCGGCCCTTTTCCCATCGGGTAAACATTGCCATCCCTACCGGCACAGATAAGCGTTGTTCTTGAATCCAAGACGGATACCCACTCATAGCCAATAAATAGCGCCTGATTCTCTTGCAGCACAATAGACCGGGCGGCATTAGATATAAAATTGGTTGTTGTTTTAGATAGGGAGTCAACTTGGCTGGCTTGCCGGTGGGTCATCAATTCGTTGATATTGCTTGCGGCTTGGGTGGTGGACTGGCCGGATAAAAGGGAATCGTTAATGGTTCTCGTAACCTCAACAACCTTTTTCCTAGTAAACTCCGTGGTTGCCGCGCCAATAGAGATAGTCGCAGCGCCGACCGCCGGCGACATTTCCATTCTTGATATTTGGGCCACAACCTTTTCATCTGAAGGTTGAAGAACAACAACTCCAACTACAGAAGCCTCTAAAAGTTCTTTACTGAATTCCGCTTCATCAACTGCAAACTCGACAGAATTAGCGGCCATTGTTTCGGCGAACTCTCTTTCAAATGTTGCAGAAAGGAAATTTATATCTGTAAATAATTTGCTGGTATCTACTTCTGCAAAATCCTCTGGCGCGCTGGCAAGCCTTGCGATTATCCCATCACGATACTGGAACAGCGGAATAGCTGCTTCTCTTGCCTGCCCAGCGGCAAACCTCTGCACGAATACAGAATGGCGCACTGCTGCATCTAAAACAAACTCACTCATGCGAGAGGGTCAACCGTTTCATCTTCTTCGTCGATAGATTCATCTGTCCGGTCATGCTCTATTATATTTACTTTTCTTAATCTCGCTCTAAGGTCTGATTTTCCGATAATACCGCGATCAAGCAATTGAATATTTGCCATAAGCTCTTGCGGGTTGATGTCGGCATCGTGAAATTTTCGGTTTAGCTTAATTGATACATCACCGGTGCCGCCCATAAATTCCAATGCCCAGGCAAGAGATCGGTTTAAGGCATCCTCAACGTTTCCAATGATGCTCGACATAACAGAATTTTGACCGGCAAAGCGTACATGAACCCCAACAACTGTTTCATTACCGCCGCGATCCTCAATTAATCGAGCGCCTAGTTTTACCATCTGAGCTTCTTTGTGTTCCATACCTTTGATAGGCATCTGGTTCGCGTCTGCTTGAATCAAGCCCATATCAGCATCAGCCGGTAGCATTACCGCAGCTCTTGAACCTAATGTGACTTTGCCATCAAGGACACCATCAACCCATGATTGAGTAAGGCCGGTTATAAACGGGGTAGGCTGTCCAACCATAAAACTTGATTCTTCATAGTCGGCGCTGTTCCGATAGTGCGAAACATTCTCCTCGGCAATATCGTATAACGCGGCCTTGTCTACTTTTTCATCATTGTCAGCAGTGCCAACAAAGGTAAAAGGTATCTCCTTCCAAATAGAGCCGTCAGCCTTTCGAGGGACTAGCCGCGTTACCCCTTCGCCAAAATCTACAATCTCATCATTTTCATCCCAAAGCTCTTGTACATAAACCCCGTTGATCAACCTCAATACGCGATGATAAACAACCGATTCAAAGGAAAACCCATCTTCAGATATCTTTTCTGTTGGCTCTGCAAGAACCACCAAAGACAGTTTTTTAGTTCCGCCAACCTTAATTGTTCGCCAGTTGATAACGCTTTGCGCGGGGTATCTAAGAATATTAGCCCGAAGGTTTAATCTTGATATTTCCGCTTGGGTCAAACCTGGAGGAGCAACCGGGTAATCAGTCAGCAATCCAGAACGACCCGTGACAAGACAATCAGAAATTACGCCCTTTGATAACTGCTCTAATGTAAGCGCCCCGCCGTCAGTGCTTTTTTGTAAGTAATCAATGGTTGGCGGTAGTTCCATAACCGGTGGCAACCTAAAAACCATGCCAAGCATGCCGGTCTTTGTCATGCCTGTTGCGTTGAAAAAATTGGCTCTCAATTTATAGTTTTCATAACGAGCCCTGTTTTCTGTGCTTAAATCTTCAGGGTTTGGCATTGGCAAATAGCGTGTTCCGGTAATACTTCCGCCACCGTCAGAAACGCCGCGAGACTTGATTGCATCTGATCCGGCGCAAGCATCCTCGACCAATTGCCATTTCATAAGGCTATTTGAATATTCTGGGTGTTGGTCTGATACTGGCATGATAATTACCTTGAAAAGTTCACTTGTAAGTTAACAGCAGGCTTTAACACTGGCATTTCGTACGCTATCGGGTAGCCTGTTGCATCGTTTTGGTGATCCTTCCCGCCTTTCTTGTCTGGCTCACCGTTTTTATCATAAACCTGTTGTTCTAGGTTGTTGGCCGTTGTTGGACATTTTCTATCGTTAATAAATAATCTGTTCTTGTGAAATGCAGAGTTTACAGCTAACACCCTCTCTTTAACAAATGGATTGGCGGCGTGCGCCCTCACGCTAAATACTGCCTCCAATAAAGCGATGTCTGATTGTGAAGCCCCAACGCTCTTTCTGTTCTTACCTGAAGCATCTGGATATATCGTTATTTGATGCCCAGCAAACCGCTCTTTCAATATCGTTATCATTTCCGGGGTATCGTAACCATCGACCAATTCATCTACTGCGTGCCATTCTTTGCCGCCATTCCGTTTGACATAGATCGTTGCAGCCATCTTGGTGACGTTGAAATCCATTCCCACAAATAATTGCTCGCCCTCTTTGATGATTTCGTTTGATCGGTGCGCCTCCCGGTCATAATTCTGATAAACCGTCCCGCTGGTAAGGTTGACAAATTGGCCGTTCAAATAGGCTTCAATTAGCTGTTCCGGGTAATCTTCCCTTAGTGTGGCGATATAATCATCAGGAAGATTTTTCTCGTTGTCATAGGTGCTGGCTTGAATCAGTCCGTAACTGC